TCACCAGATCATCGGCAGTCCGAGGCATTGGCATGCCCACCGTTCCACCGCCCGGTTCTCCTCGTCGTCGCCGATTAGCAGCAGGAAGCCGGCGTTCTTGCCGAGCGACGCGGGTTCGAGCTTCTTTATCACGCCGCGCTCTTGGAGGAACAGCCAAGCGTTGCTGATGTTCTTTCGGATGGTGTTCTCGCGCTTCGCCATCTCCTTGTCGGCATCCTCGCTCATGGCTTGTTCTGGGGTGAGCAGCATCATGCCGTATGCGTCGGCGATGGCACGCCAGCCGAGCGTGTAGTAGCGGCACGGGGCGTTGACCTTGCGTAGCTTCTCGGGCGGCTGGTTGCGCGCCCTATCCCAGTCGTAGGTGTTGATCGCCATGTAGTCGAGCACAAGCTGCGCCATGGCGTACACGGCAAGGTTTTCTCCACGCTTTTTCGCCAGTCTTCCGGTGCGGCTGATGTCGTATACGGCTTGCATGTTCTGGTAGCCCATCTGGCCCATCGTCTTTCCCTCCATGCCTTGCCTTATGCTGGTGTATGGAGAATCTAGCTGGTTTTCCGTTTGCCCTTGGGACTGTTCCAGAGTCCCAAGGGCTTTTTCTTTTGTCGCTGGAATTGTAAACACATTCCAGTTGGGAAGTCAAATTACATAACGGAGAGAATTTAAAGTAATAAAATCCCTAAGAATGATGTAATCTCAATTACACTTATATAAGTAATACATGTTTTAATATTCTTTTTACAAGGCGCAATGCGCCGAAGGAAGGAAGAATTGGCACGCCCACTTCCCCCATCTGTGGTAGCTTGAAGCGGATAGAAGGAAGGGGAAAATGAAGAAACTGATTTACCTCGTGCTATCCGTGCTGTTCGCAATCTCCGGCATCTACGGCATATACGACACCATCACCACACCGCAGGATGATCTGGCCACAAGCATCATGACGGTTCTACTCCTCGCATTCCTCGCATGGTTCTTCTGGCATCTCTTCCTCAAGCCGGAGCCGCGCCATAAGCATCAAGCGGCGAATGCGCCTGAATCATCGCCGGAAGCCACCTCAGACGCTCCAACAGTGGAAACGGCACCAATCACTCATGCCGACACGAATGATGGCGTGGAGGACGATTACGTGGCAATCGACATCGAGACCACAGGATTGGACAGAAGCGCTCGAATCATCGAGCTAGGAGCCGTGAGAATCAGGCACGGACGCAAAGTCGCGTCATACAGCCAGCTCATCAATCCCCAGATTCCGATACCGGCCAAGGTCACGCAGATCACCGGCATCACCGACCGGAACGTCAAAGGCAAACCCACCATCGACAAAGCGCTACCCAAGTTCTACGCTTTCTGCGGGCAAGATACGTGGATAGGGCACAATATTCGCCGCTTCGACCTGCCGGTCATCGCCCGCGAAGCCGAAAGGGCGGGCGTCGGCATGCCAGACGTGAGCTTCTACGACACCTTGGAAATCTCTCAGACACTTTTGCCGCAGCTTGACCGCCATAGACTGCTCGACCTCATCCGCTATTTCGGCATCGCCAAGACGGAGCGGCATAGGGCCGCCGACGATGCCGCACAGACGGCACAGGTATTCGAGCGCCTGAAGCAGATATAAGCTTTATAAAGACTTATAAGACAATATAAAAGCCCCACAATCTGTGGGGCTTAATGTTTTTAGAGGCTGTTCACGGCATTGTAGAATTCCTGCGCGTCCTCGGCTTTCTTGAATTTCAGCGGCAGTGAGCGCAACGCACTGTATTTCCATGTGACCGTGCGCTTCTTGATCGTCACCCCTTGCAGGTCGCTCACCTTGTAGGCTTCGGTCTTCTTATACCTGTGCAGGTACGTCGTGCCCATGTCCAATTCCAGCCGATTCGCATACAGGCGGATGTCCAGAAACATCGGGTCATCAAGCCTATCGCACTCATAGATCGCGTCCGGTGCGGGCTGTGGTCTCTTCGCCATGATTGTTCTCCTTTGCTTTCCATTGATTCTATGCTTCAGATGATGCTGACACGCTCGGCCATGACTTGTCGGAAGTCTCCAAGCACCTGCTGGGTCACCTCCAGCTCCTGGGAGATGTTCCACGAATTCCCTTCGTACATTTGTTCCAGCATGCCGTAGCGGAGTGGGTCTATCAGCGTCAAGGCGGTTTCACGTCTTGCCCGCCGCTCTAATTTCGAACTATCGTTCGAACAGCCGGTGTCGCCATGCCGCCAATGCAACAGCTCGTGCACCAACGTGCAGCGTTTCGCCGCATAAGTGAGCCGTCGGTCTATGAGGATGACGTTGTTTTCGCCGTCGTAGCAGCCCCACAGTCCGTCCGGCAGGATGGCGCTGGACACGGTGACGGGCAGGCCGGCGATCGCGCGGCGCATGGCCCCGTATGTCATGCGCCGGTCGATCGGCAGGTCAGGCAGGCTCGTCGTAATCCGGCCCAGCCTCTCCATTGATGGCCTCCTGCTTGCCGGCAGCGTTATAGGCGGCAAGACCATAACCGCCTGCCTGAGCCTTCCTTTCGGCGGCTTCGACGGCATGGCGCTGAGAGTTCATCACGATATCGCCAGGGGAGATTCCTGTCACTTGGCTGATGCGCTCCAGATCTCCGATATTCAGTGGTCGGCTGAGGTTCGCGTGCTTGTACCAGTAGTCGCGGCTGAAGCCGCAGGCCTTGGCGAAATCGGCGACGGTCATACCGCTGGCTTTTTGGAGTCTGATGCACTCGCGCATGATCTGTGTTGCGAGTGGTGTCATTTCGTTTGCTTTGCTTCCCATGCCTCCAGTATAGCCAATTAAATACCAACTTGTGCGCGAACTGTGAAGATGTATACAATTGAAGACATGAATGTAGTTAATTAAATACACTATGAAGTGTCGAAAGGAAAAACGAGATGTTGAGCACCAAGAAGACCAAGACCCCCGACCACTACCCATGCGGCCACATGCGCGGCCCCGGCTGGCACGACTGGCGCGCATGCCTCACCCACCAAGGCATCGAGGAGGATGAATGGCCGGTCTGATAGACACGTCAAGCAGAAACCTTAAAGCGGAGCTGGTCAGACACCGCAAGACGCGCGGAGACTTGGCGAAGGCGTGGGGTTGCGCGCTCAACACCGTCGACAAGCGGCTTGACGGTAGCATTCCGCTGACAATCAAGGAAATCGATGACGCCGCTCCGGTGTTCGATATGGACTCAACGCAACTCTTAATGCTCCTTATCCAGCCAATCGACAGCATCAAACAATTCAAAGCCTAAAGGAAACCGAACATGAGCCAGCAACTGTTGAACCCGCCGGCACCGCCGATCATCATCCATTACGGCAACACCCCATACGCCCTGCAACTCACCAGCGACGGCGGCACCAAACTCATACAACTCAACGCCACCGGACACACCACGCTCGATGCGGCCGAGCTAAGGAGGTGATTGTGGTGACAATTCTGTTCTACCGAGCCAACAGGTGCATGGTTGTCAGTCCTGTTGAGGATTTTCGTCGAGTGTTGGATATGCCAACTCCGAGTGTTCCAGGAGAACCTCGTCCACGAAATAACGCACTTCAACGTCTGTGGAACCGTATCCGAGGTCGTCGCTCCACTTCCTCATATATTCCCAGACAGCGCGTTTTTCCCGGATGTCCAGAAGACGCCGTGCTGGCAATCGATATGGCAGGAGGATGCGTCTGGATACGTGGGACTTCTCCAAACGGGTGGGTTCCTCTAGATATTCCAGGGTTACACGCACGGATTCCCGAGCAGTTTCGGAGGTCGGAAGAATGATCGCCACAAAAGCCTCTCCGGGTTTTAGCAGGGCCACGTCTTCCACTACCTCGAATCCCCTCTCATATTGCGGGCCTTCGAGCATCATGAGGACTTCGCAGGAATCGTCACTCGACAGTTTGATCGCGTGCGCGGTTCCGTCTCCATCGTTCCGCCAGTCAACGAACAATGTGGGACGTCTAAACCCGCATATCGCGATCAAAGGCACAAGTCGTTTATCGGCATGCCGAAGAACGCCTTCTCGCGGATTGATAGCGACTCTTCCGCGAGTATGCCAAGGCCACCAGATGGTCACTCCAGTAAGGATTGCAGACGCAATGGCAGCGATAATCGCGACCACGACACCGGCCCATGTGGCCACGACGGACGAATCCATAACCCACCAGCTTCCACGACAAAGGAACGACCAATGAGCACAACAGTACAGCAGAAGCACACCGACGGATGGGCGGTGGAGGCGGCTATGCATACCGGAAATTCTAAGCAAAGAGGTGGAGTGATGGATTCGACGATGTTGACGCCGACGCTCCACGAACCCGCGTGCCTGCTGCTCGCATCAAGCGGCTTCTACGTTCGCATCAACGAGGACGGCAGCGCCAGCCTCGTGGACGGCATCCAAGACATCACACTCGCGGACTTCACGCCAGCGGAAATCGAAGACATCGCCTACCAGCTCAACAACAAGGTGGGAAACACAAGATGAGCTGGATGGACGACGGAGGCTTCGAGATGAAAGTGCATCATGCCGGCAACCGTGACATGGTTCGGATGAGCATCAGAACGGTGCCGAATCATTTCGACATCCTTCTTTCCAAAAGCGACGTGCAACGTATCCGTCGCGAATGCAATCGAATCCTCAAGGAACTGGAGGCAGACAAATGAACGCATATCAGCCAGTTCTTGACCCTGCTTGCGGCGGGCGAATGTTCTGGTTCGACAAGTCAGACAGCCGTGTGCTCTTCGGTGACGTGCGCGACGAAAGTTGGGAACTATGTGACGGACGCAGATTCGATGTCAAGCCGGACATGCTGATGGACTACCGCGATCTTCCATTCCCTGACGAGACGTTCCGCATGGTCGTGCTCGACCCACCGCACCTGCGCAATGCGGGAGAGACGAGCTACATGGCGCAGAAATACGGATGCCTCGACCAAGAGACATGGCAAACAGACATCAAGACCATGTTCGGCGAGTGTTTC